GCTTATAAGGCCTGTTGATGCCTAATTGTTGATGCTTAACTTGGGTGGATTGGTCCGAATACCCCTTCGCCCGCGTGCCGCGAACGCGCCGGATGATCTGCTCGGTCGTCTGCCCCTCAACGAAACCAATGCGGATCGCGTCCCGGATTCGCACCATGCGATCGGCCTCGATGCTGCTGGCCCACTCCCTCAAAAGCCGGCCCTGGAATGGGCGGGACAGCGTTGCGGCGACCACCTGATCGATACTGACCGCGTGCACTCCGACCGCAGCAACGACCTGCGGCGGCAGCACCGCCTGAAACAGCTGCAACTGGTAGCCGCCCTCGTAGGCCGCAAACTCCCGCAGCTGTGCAGTCAATTCGCGCTCGATCTCGCGGTAGGCCTGGAGGTTCAGTTGCCGGACCGAGCCAAGTAGACCCTCCAGCCGCTCCACCGTAAAGCTGGTCGCCGTCATGCCATCAAGGGCAACGGTCAGTTGCGCCACCAGGTCCGAATCCACCTTGTTCAGCAGGCCGATAACCCGCTGGACCAGCCACGTCGAATACTGCTGCAGGTCCACCTGGTGCCCGATAGCTTTCCCGCAGTGATGAGATGTAGTCGTCCGGCAGGTTCAGCTCGTTTTCGTACGTGCTGGCCTGGATCAGACCGTACATCTCGGCCAGCGCCGGCTTCTCCGTGATCGCCTTCACAAACTGCTGGTAGACGAACTTGAACCCCTCGGGGGTCGTCGTTACGTCGATGCCGTTCTTGAGCCCTGAGACGTTGTAGCGCATCCGCGCGATGATCTTCCGCCAAGCCGTCTGGGCTTTGAGCAGATTCATCACGTCCAGCTCATCGATCAGCCCGTGGCCGATCTTGAAACCCACGATGGTCTCGGGCTTCTCCATCGAGCGGCAAATCACCGTACCACGGTACTTGCGCCCCTCATAGATATGCACCTCGTAGTTGCTCTGGTTCACGTTCACCCGCAGGCCCATTGTGGCGGCCACCTCCTCCATCGTCGGATAGAAGATGTCGCGGATCTGCGGGTAGGTCGGCGCGAAGTAGCCCTGGTTGATCTTCGGCCATTGCCAGAAGTGCTGGCAGATGCTGGTGCAACCCACCCATGTCTTGCCGGATCCGAAGCCGGCCACGTAGGCCCGGAACTTGTGCGGCATCTGCAGGAACGCCGCCTGTGGCACGGGGTCGGCTCATGCGCCATCGGTTTCGTCGTCGGCCCGCCGCGCGTCCTTCACCACAAAGGTGAACGTCTTTGAGGCTGGCGGGTTGTCGTCTTCCAAGCCGGCACCATCGCCCCGCCAGCCCATCCTGGACTTCGTCCACCAGATGGCTGCGGTCACCGCACCCTTCCCGGTACCAGTGGCCGCTTTGAAGAGCGAATTCGCGACCAACATGTTCGCTTTCGTAGCACCGGTGTCCAGTTCCGTGCGGAAATGCAGCCGCAGAGACTTCGGCGCCAGCGGCTTGCCCGTCTGCGGGTTGATGATCAGTCGGGCAATATCCTCTTGCGGGATGCCGAACCCGGCGGCACTTTCCACCAATTTGCGCTGCTCAGCCGTCGGCTCGAATGATTTGCGTCCTGCCATAAGCCTCCGCGCAGCGCGCATCCTCGATTATTCCTCCGCCTCCGGGAACAGATTGTCCGATATCGCCACCTCGCCGCACGCGGCCACGGCCCGCTTCCAGTCGCCCTTCACGAACACCAGCACGTGCTGGTGGGCGGTGCCTAGCTTGCGGCTCGCGCTGAACTGCTTGCCGACACGGATGGGCAGGCTGCCCAAGGCGGTCAGCAGCACGGCATGGTTGTACATCTGCGTGCCTGCATCGAGGAACGCCTCGATGGTGTCGGCTACGAAATTCCGATAGCAGCCGGTGCCGCGGTGGCTGCGCACGTCGCCCACCACAAAGCAGGCGAAGCGGTCCGGCTTTAGCTGGCCCACCGCGCCCGAGATCACCTCCCGGTAGGCCGCCAGGAAGGCCGGATAGTCCATCGTGGACAGATCGGCTGGATTGTCCGAGTACCGTTCCAGGTCCGCGTACGGCGGGCACGAGAACAGGAAGTCGGCATCGACGTCCGCCAGGTGATGACCGATCTTCCGGCTGTCGCCCACGTGCCAGGCGGGAGCTGGGTCATCGGCACGCAGCAGATCCAGCTGCGCGCGGTTGGCCTGAACCTGCTCGGCGCGTAGATCCATGCCGATGTACTGGCGCCCCAGGCGCGCCGCGACGATGCCGCGCACGCTGCCGCCGGCGAACGGGTCCAGCACCAGGCCATCGGCTGGGCAGAACCAGCGGTACACCAATTCGCACAGCACCGGGTCAAAGATGCTGGTTCGGTGCTGCGCTGGCACGCCGCGTTCTGCCTTTTGCTGGTCGGATGCCGACGAGTACGCCGGCGCGTCGCGGCCCAGCTCCGACTGTATGCCCAGCGCCAGCCAGTCCCTCTTCCGGTCCTGCCATGCCGTGTCCCGCGCGTTGAGCGTGCTGAACGGCGGGACCATGAAGCGCTCGGCCAGCGAGCCTGCACCGCCGCCACCGGGCGGCCCCGGCTCTCCAGGGTCCAGCAGCTCGGAAAGCTCGCCCGAGTCAAAGCCGATCACCGACAGATCGAAATTGTTGTCGCGCAGGCCCGCCAACTCGCAGGCAAGCAGATCCATGTCCCAGCCGGCATTCTCGGCCAAATTGTTGTCCGCCAGGATGTAAGCGCGCCGCTCGTCCGCCGACAGGTGGGACAGGTCGACCGTGGGCACCTGGCCCGCCACCGGGCAGTTGGCGATGGTCTCGCCAGCCGCCCACATCTGCGTTGCTGCCTCGATCCGACCGTGACCGGCCAGCAGGTCGTCGCCGGCCACCAGCGCCGGGTTCGTCCAGCCGAACTTGCGCAGCGACGCCTTGATCTGCTCGATCTGGGTGGCACTGTGCGTCCGCGCATTCCGCTCGTACCTGCGCAGGTCGGTCGCTGCGCGGTAGACGATGGCGAGCTGTCCTGACGTTTTCATAGGCGGTAAAAATGCGCGGGAAGGGAAAAAAACGCCCGTTTGAAACCGGGCAAATCCACCAAGGGGTGGGTGGAGGAGACAAGGTTGAACATGGGCAAGCGTCACGTAGTGTGATCGCCATCACTTCCTTTGCTCTTTTCCGTGCCACATAATCGGTCAAGCGCTGGCGCCGGCGAGCCCTGGCGAAGTGATTACCTCGGGACGCTAAGGGTCATCATGAAGACATCCGAACACTTGCGAAACATCGCAGACGAACTGGGATCCGTGATTATCGACAACCGCCCGCCCGGACCGGCCCCCGACGTGATCATCGAGTTCGAGCATATTGCTGGTCGCCTCAATGTTCCAAACGCCAAATTGTTGCTTTACAGGCTGCGGCGAGACGCCAAGTCATACTACGGCACCAATGCACCTCAGGCCGAAACGAACGAGGCCGATGCCCTGTATGTCGATCTGCTCGGTTCGATTGAGCGGTTGAGGCAGGAGGCGTCAGCTTGGGAGCGCATCGGCGACTAGCTGCTGATCAGCACCAATCGGGTGATCAAACGCCATGAAAACCTCAGAGCACCTCCGAGCCGTCGCGGCTGAGCTAACGGCCATCATCGAACGCAATCGCACACCAGGCACCAACCCATCCGCGCGCTACAACATAGTGCGCATATGCGTTTTACTCCAACCGGCCAGCGCCAGAGAGTGTGTCCTCCCGTTGCTTCTGGCTGCAGATAGGTACTACAGCCACAGGAAGCACCAATACGCGCCGGGACCTGAGCAGCTCTACGCGGATATGTGCTCCGGAATCGCGCTGCTATCCGCGGAGGCTTCGCTCGCCGAGCGCAATGGCGATTAGAACTTCACGACACTGCGCCTCCCGCAGATTGCATTAGCAGTATGAGATGCCCGGATCGTCACTGCCTTCTGCGAATTGGCTCGGCGGCACCAGGACGTTGAGAGGCAGCGACACCGGCAGGATCGCCACCTCGACGCGGATCTGCGCGTGCGGGCTCTGAGTCAGGCGGAACAAGGTCTCGCCTCCGTGCTGGCCCACCACTTCATAGTGCACGGACAACAGGTCACCGTGACCATTCTCTCCATACACATGGTGCAACCTACCTGGCGCGGCGTAGAGGTGCATCGCCTCGTTGATGGCCACGGGCTTGGTGATATGGCGCGGTCGGTCTTCCAGGCGACCTTCGCCATAGCTACAACCCAGGTCCGCGCGCAGAGCTTCCGCCAGGCGGCCGAATCCCACATGATCCCCACGGCTGATCATCCGTATTTTCTCCATCACGATCTCCCATTCGCGGCCTCAGCCATCGCTTTTCGGCCAGCAAGCGCCACGCCCCACCACTCGGCCACCATAATCGTGGCGACCGTCCAGGTCAGCATCACGGCATACATACCTACCTCCCCGCTGCCCCAGCTGGCTCTTTCCCATGGGCTGTGGCGCGCAGGTGCAGCACCAGCATGAACGTCAGCAAAAGCGCACCGGCCAGCCATTGGTGTTCGGTCCAGGCCAGATACGCCACAACGCCGAGCGACCAGATCCAGCGAAAGATGGGGTAACGCGGCCAGTCCTCTTTCTTCGCGCGAATGGCCGCGCGCCCGGACTCGGTGAAGCACGAGAGCACCAAGAACACGGCCAATGGCAGCCCGATTGCCGTCATGACGCTGAAGTACACGACCGCAACGCGGCCGGCGCCTTCGTTGCCGTTCAAGTGCAGCCAAGCGAGCACTGTCACGGCGATGCGCAGAATCCAACAAAGAGCATTCATCGATGCTCACCTCCGGAAAGAAAAAACCCCGCCGGCATGACCCGGGCGGGGCGAATCGGGCGGGATGCCTGAGGAGACAACTGGAGCGGACTGCCGGAATCGAACCGATGTGGACCGCTTGGAAGCCTGCCGCCTGATCACTTGGCCAAGCCTGCGTCACCCCATGAATACACTAGGTCACGCCCTCCCTTGACCGTGGAAGAATTGAGAGGTCTCATCCTTTCAACTGTCCACGAATGGGGTCCATATGAAACTCACGATCACCCTGGAATTCACGCCCGCAGCGCAAGCCGCGGCAAGAGACATCGACTTGGATCTGACACCCCATACCGGCGCGATAACGCCGGTAGTCGGAGACCTAATCCAGTTCCCAGGACAACCGATCATCTTTGTGGTCATCGGTCGCATTTGGCAGCCGCGCGATCCGGATAATGTCGAGCTCCGAATCAGGCTCGATCTGTCGCCTGCGCCGCTGTCTGTTGTCTGAGGCGAGGCGACTCGCGAATGGCGTTTGCGACAACCTCTGCCCGACGCCTGGAAGAATGGGTTCGCTGGGCTTTCACCAGCACCGAGCCAGGCGCCAACCTGGCACTGTGCGCGCATCCAACTACACCAGCTGGGCCGGCGCTACTCACATTGCGGTCATCAGATGGCCCGCGACCCATTCCGCGACTTGAGGAACGACGGCGTTTCCGGCAGCTTGAGCCTCTGCAAGGTTGGCCGCATCCAGTCCTTTGCAAATCCCATCACGCTCAATCGCTCCGGCCCGCTCAACCATCTGGCCCCAGCCATGCTCGGCAAACACAAGGCCCGAGCCACTGATTGCGATCTGTGCTGGTGCATTTCCAGCACAAAGGGTAGGATAGGCCCACCCATCGAGGCCGCCCTCGGCTTGTTCCTCTTCAGCCTGGCGATGAACAGCGTCCACTGGTCCGGCGTCAGCCAGCAGCTCGAAGGGGGGATTTCGTCCCAGACCTGCGACCATGAAAACGCGACGGCGCTTCGTGGTGACTCCGAAAAAACGAGCATCGAGCACCCGCCAGAATCCCACATACCCGCATTCGGCAAGGCTAGAGATGACTGCCTGGAAGTCCTCGCCATCGCGGCAAGAGAGGAGCCCAGTGACATTCTCAAGCACCACCCACTTGGGCCGTAGCTCCGTGAGGATGCGAGCGACTTCGTAGAACAAGCCGCTTCGCGCACCGTCAAGCCCTCGCTGCCGCCCCATGGTGCTGAGATCTTGGCAGGGGAATCCGCCGACGATGACGTCGACGGGCACAAGGTTGTGGGCTCCGCAGGCACGGACGTCTTCATAGCGCTGCGCGTGGGGGAATCGGTCTTCGAGGACCGCGCGGCACAGTGGATTGATCTCGACTTGCCACGCTGTGACAAAACCGGCTCGCTCGAATCCGAGGTCAAAGCCGCCGATGCCCGCGAAGAGGCTACCGATCGTCGGTTTGGTTTGCAGGCCATACATGCGCACCCTCTATATCTGGCGCTCGATGGCCCGCTGATTGGAGGCGCTCGGCCTTCATGACGTTCATGCACCCGCACCGCGGGCATTTGATGGTGAGGCGAGTGTATTCGCCCACACCAAGCTTTCTGTTGCAACTACCGCAACGGATCTCCTGCATTTTCTTGGGTTTCCCGCGTTGTGCTAGGATTTCCCGGCCTGTCGACAGGTGGCGCGGCCCTAGCCAAACTTGCAGGCATGCACTGCAGGTGCGGGGCGTGGCGGGTGTTCCAGCACCTGTCACGTCGCCGCGTCTTTTCTCCGACTTGTTTCAGCCAACCCAAACGAAAAAGCCCGCGCGGCGCTAACCGGGCAGGGCTTTGGTCACTCTGACTGCGAGTCTGGCTAAATTCTAGCTGCTAGCGGCCAGTTCCGCAAGATCATCCCTTTGAGGGGTTCTTCTTGCGGGAGCCAACTTTCCTCAATGCTTCCGTAAAACCTTGGGTGCGAACCCTGTCATCAATTGTTCCACCTGATACTTCTTCCACAAGGGCTACAGCGTCTTTAAAGGCTCGCTGCATTTTTCGAGCATCGGTCAGCAACTCCATGAGAGGCTCGCAAAGCGCTCCATTTCCCTAGAGTTCCGCCGCGGTAACTTTGCCCCTGCCTTGAGGAGCCTCAAAGCAAAAAGGATTTGGAATCGAGCCGGTTTATATGCCGCATCGATCGACCCACTACGAAAAAGATACTCTAGCCGATATGCTGCGTACGCTGCGGCATAGTACGGCTCCAGCTTGTCGTCCGGCACGAAGATCGTCTTTCCAACACGCCCCACCAACCGCTTATAGTCCTTGGTGGTCCTATGAGGCATCTCCTTATACAGAAGT